TTGTAATGGCTGAACACTGGCTCTTTTGAAACAGCATAACTCGGGCGAAACACCCGGTGTTTTCGGGTGCCAGCGACAACCCGTGCGGTAGAGGACGGCGACCCAGGTTCCCCGTCACCCGCCCTGTCGTTACCAAATACCAACTGGGGTGCAAGACTGTAAGACCCAACCCCGCTCACAATGAGGAACCATCATGAGCGATGTCATGGTCTGCAAACTGCAACTCCACACTGTCAATCCGTCCCGCTCCAGCAGCGGCGACCCGGCCGGCGGCTACGTCAAGTTCGGCGCGGTCTGGGAGGGCAGCTCCGAAAAACAGGCGCTGAGCGAGAACGCGATCTTCGGGCACTACACCCCCTGCGCGGAGTTCAACGCCTCGATCCTGAACCAGGCCGTCGTCGACAAGCTCGTCGTCGGCAAGAAATACTACGTCACTTTCACCGAAGCGCCCGACTGATTCCTGCGGAGGTACGGGGCCGCCCCGGCGGCTTGATGCCGGCCCGTCATCCGCAACCCTTTATGAACCCGCCACCTGGCGGGTTTTTTTTCGTCCTGACTGTCCAGCGTAGCTGGCTAGGAGAACCACCATGGCAATGAATACCCAACTGGCCGACGCCACCGTCAACGCCCAGGCCGACGCCCTGTCCGCCCTGCTGAACAACGGCTACCTGCGCATCTACAGCGGCACCCAGCCGGCCACCGCCAACACCGCATTGTCCGGCAACACCCTGCTGGCCGAGCTGCGCTTCTCGGCGACCGCCGCGCCGGCGGCCTCGGGCGGCCTCATCACCTTCAACGCGATCACCGCCGATTCGAGCGCGGACGCCACCGGCACCGCCTCGTTCTTCCGCGCGTTCAAGTCCGACGGCACCACCGTCGTGATGGACGGCTCGGTCGGCACCAGCGCCGCGAACATGATTATCGCCACGACCTCGATCAGCTCGGGCCAGACCGTGTCCTGCTCGTCGTTCACCCACGATGTCCTGAACTCGTCGTCGGGCCTGTAACGCCATGTACTCGTACCAGCGTACGGCGAGCGTCGAGGAAAGCTTCGGCCACTGGATGGTGCTCGTCGTGCTGTCCGACGACGGCGTCGAATCCGGCATGCAGTTCGAGTTTGACCACCTGCCGGACGAGGCCGAGATTGTGGCGCTCGCCACCGCCCGCACCGACATGCTCAACGCGATTGCCGCCGACGGCGAGATGCGTGACATGCTGCGGGACGGCACGTTCTCGCTCAAGTACCAGGACGCCGCCGGCGTGGCCATGCGCTTTCGCGCGGCCTACCGGCCGACGTTCGGCAGCGACACCGCCCGCCTGGCGTACTGGCTCGTCCAGCGCCTGGCGAACAGCGAGCTGCTGGATGCCGACGTGAGCGCGGCGTTCGAGCTGGCTGGCGACGACTACGATGCGCTGCTGGGCCGCCTGCAAACCCTGCACGACATGTGGCTGGCGATCCAGTATGCGGTCGGTGAGTAATGACCACGTTTTACCTGGACCCCGAGGGCGGCGATGACCTAGGCTCGGACTTCTCGATCTACGGTCGCGTCCCCGCCCACAACACGATCTCGTCCGTGGCGGTCGGCAAGTACGGCGGCCGTTCGATCTCGACGGCGGCCGGCACCGGCTCGTACATGAGCTTTGCGAACCAGACCGCCAACGGCATGCAGGTCGGCGCGTTCAAGTTCACCGCCGAGGCCTGGGTCTACTTCACCAGCCACAACGCGGCCAAGGAAGAACCGATCATGGGGCAGTGGAACACCACCTCTGCTTCCAATCGCGTGTGGCAGGTCGGCATGAACGCCTCGGGCCAGCTCCAGTACCAGTGGTCGACCAGTGGCACCGCCGCCGCCGGCACGTTGACCTATAACTGGACCCCGACCCTGAACCAGTGGTATCACATCGCGTTCGACCGCGATGGCACCACGGCGCGCCTGTACATCGACGGCGTGGTCGTGGCCTCGGTCGCCGAGGCGCTGGTGTCGCTGTTCTCGACGACCATCAACATGTTCGTCGGCGGCGATAACTCGGGCCAGAGGAACTTCCCCGGCTATATCCAGGACGCGCGCCTGACCAAGGGCATGGCGCGCTACGCCGGGGCGTTCACGCCACCTAGCGGCCCGCTGCCAATTGGCTACCCGGCCGACCCGTACTGGCATTACGTCTACATGCTGGTCCCTGGTCGCATGGACGGCACCGGCACCTCGTTCGCACAACGCTGGCGTTCCGTCGAGAATGGCGCGACCGCTGCGCGCACCGCCCCCGGCGACATCATCCGCATCCGCGCTACGCCGGACCCGACGCTGGTCGGCAACGCGACGTGGACACAGAATAGCTCTACCCTCACGCTGGCCTCGGCGGTGAACGCCACCATCGACAACTGTGACGCTGTCTGGACCGGCGCGACCAACGTCACGGCCACCGCGCAGACCGGCACCATCCGCCGCCAGGGCACCGGCTATGCGCAGATCGCCGTCGCCGCCGCCTTCACCACCGGCAAGATGGCGTACAAGGCGACCGGCCTGCTGGACCTCTCAAGCTACCAGCAGGTCAGCTTCTGGTTCCAGTGCAACAACAGCTTCAACAGCGGCCAGTTCCGCCTGTGCCTGTGCAGCGACACCACCGGCGACACCGTCATCCAGTCGTTCGTCCTGCCGGACTTCTACTCGTGGGCAGGCCGCTGGCTGCCGCTGGTGTTCGATACCGGCGCGGCGCTGCCGTCGAACGTGCAATCGGTCGCGCTGTATGCGGACGTGGACCCCGGCACCGCCACCTTCCTGCTCGACAACATCGTGGCCTGCAAGGCCAGCTCGGACCCGGCCTCGATCACGCACCGCTCGCTGATCGGCAAGGTGCACAACCTGTCGTGGACCGCGACCACCGCCTACAGCCTGAACGACCGGCGCCGCCCGACCCAGGTCAACCGCAACGGCTTCGCCTACCAGGTCACGACCGCAGGCACCTCGGGCGCCACCGAGCCAAGCTGGCCGGCGGCATGGGGCAAGACCGTCACCGACGGCACCGTGGTCTGGACCTGCATCGCCAACGAGCTGGAGGACAGCTGGTTCGGCATCACCGGCATCAGCGGCGCCACGCTCACGCTCGACAATTACCCAAGCGATTCGTTCACCCAACTGCGCGGCTACCATGGCGCGAGCGAGACCGTGGCGACCTACAAGCGCGAGCCGGTCAACCCCTGGCCGCTCGGCTCGAACTTCTCGTCCTCCAACAACGTCAGGAAAAGCGGCAGCGCAGGCCTGCCGATCACCTACAGCGGCGGCTGGGACCGCACCGACATGAGCGTGCTCAATGCCGAGACCTGGTGGGATGGGGTCAACGGCAACTGCAACGGCATCAACATCGGCTCGTTCAAGTTCATCGCTCTCGACCACTTCAACGCGGTGCGCTATAACTCGGCCATCGTCGGCACGTCCGGCTCGGGCACGATCAGCCACTGCCACGCCAACAACAGCAGCTACGGCTTCGACTTCGGCAGCACGCAGGGGCTGTGGACCTTCAACGGCATCCACGGCTTCAACAACTCGAACTCGGGCGTCACCTCGGCGAACAGCGCGGCCATGTACGGCAAGGCGATCCAGGGGTCGAGCGGCGGCACCGGCTCGGTCGGCGTCGGCGTGCAGCTCGCCAGGTACAAGACCCGCGTCAGCTACGTGGTAGCGCGCAACAACTGGCAGACCGGCATCGGCTCGTATGCGTATAACATCTACGACGCCATCGTCTACAACTACGCCACCTCGGGCAATGCGCAGTCGGTCTCGACCGGCCAGTCCGACGCCAACCCGATCTGCTTCGTCAACGGCAGCACCACCGAGGCGAACTTCGTCAACACGGCGTCGATGAACGGCGGCTATTCCGACTCGATGGTGTACTCGCACAAGCACGGCGGCGACGCTTTCGACCACCGCGTCTACTTCGCCGAGGGCACGATCCGCACCGACCTCGTCCAGCGCCACACCGCGTCCGGCCTGGCGTGGAAGTGCAACCTGTTCTCGACCGCGCGCCACAGCGGCTACCCGGTGCGCTTCTCGCTGGGCCGCTACCTGCTCCAGGCGAACGTCACCAAGACTTTCAAGGTCTGGAGCCGGCGCGACGTGACCACCATGAAGGGCGCGCTGCTGATCTACGGCGGCTCGCTGGCCGGCATCGAGGTCGACGCCACGGTCTCGACCGACCCGTCGACCCTGAACACCTGGGAGCAATCCGCAGGATTGACCGTGACCCCGCTGGAGACCGGCGTGGTCGAACTCTGGATGCTCTGGTGGGATGGCGTTGGCACCGCCAGCAACTACTGGATTGATGACCTGACGGTGACGTAATGGCCGCGCACCGCTACTGGCGGCTGTACATCACGGCGGCGCAGAACTCGGTCGAGACCGACATCACCGAGCTGTACCTGTACGAGACCGTTGGTGGCGCCCGCATCACTGGCGGCACGGCCAGCGCCGACAGCGAGTTCAACGCCAGCTACGTTGCGGCCAATGCCTTCGACGGCACCGGCTCGACGTGGGCATCGACCGCCACCGCGATGCCGCACTGGCTGAAAATCGACTTCGGCGCAGGCGGCGCGAAAGACGTTGCGCAGTGGGGCATCCAGTCGATCGCCACCGTCGGCTATACCAACTACACGCCGAAAACCTTCTCGCTCCAGTACAGCGACGACAACGTCAACTGGATCAGCGCCGACACCCGGTTCAGCGAGACCGGCTGGAGCGCGAGCGAGACGCGCCAGTGGACGGTCCCGCCGGCCAGCTTCGGCCACCGCTTCTGGCGCCTGTACATCACGGCGGTCACTGGCTACCCGCACCTCGACCTGACCGAGCTGATTATGCGCACCGAAGCAGGCGGCGCGCAGGCGGCCACCGGCGGCGTGCCGATCTACTCGAACCAGTCGACCAACTTCGAGGCCAGCAAGGCGTTCGACGGTCTCGACAGCACGAGCTGGTACGTCAACCAGTCGAGCTTCCCGGTGCCGCAGTGGCTGGGCTACGACTTCGGCAGCAACAAGAGCGTCGTCCAGTACGCGCTCAAGTGCTGGAACGTCAACGAGACGCCGCAGGACTTCCAGTTCCAGTGGTCGGACGACGGCGTCAACTGGACGACCGCCGATACCCGCTCCACGCAGATCGGCTGGACCGTCAACGAGGTGCGCGCGTTCGATGTCCCGCCGGAAGCAGGAACCCTGACCACCCGCCAGGCGCAGAGTGCATCGGCCAGCGCGAGCGTCAGCGGCGCCGTCGCGCCGCCCGACCCGCTGGGGCTGGACGTGATCTACCTCGGCCAGATTTTCAACGACCTCGACCCGTCGTCCAGCACGGCCCTGAACACTACGCTCGACGTGGTCTACCTGGCCGAGCCGATTGGACCGCGCGGCAGCGGGCCGATCACCAGCGACAGCACCGGCACCACCAGGCAGGGGCAGACAGCCAGCAGCAGCGCCGCCGTCGGCGTCGACGTGCTCGCCGCCACCTCGCAGGGCCAGACGGTGAACGGCAGCGGCACCGTGCTCACGGCCGGCGACACGTCCGTCACCACCCGCCAGGGCCAGAGCGCGCAGGCAAGCGGCGGCACGAGTATCAGCGCCGGCGTCACCACCGGCCAGGCGCAGGCCGCC